CGCGCCAGCATGCTTTACACTGATATATTCATAGATGTCAGGGGCACACCCGAAAAGCACGGCCTGTATGGTGTTCAGCTGACCAAGTACTTGGAGCGAATGTGCAAGTCAAACGATCAGCTTATACGTCTTGCAGAGATGATAGAGAGAGTCGACCGCCAGGACACATCTGTCAATGCTGACGATATTTTTAGTAAAATAACGGAGGGATAGGACAGTGAGCGCGTTCAAGCAGATGGTTGTTACCGACGTCATCCTAGACTCGGCGGCAATAACTGATGAGTATGCTGCATTTTTAAAGGAGACTGTTGCTAATTTAAATGACACAATTATTAATGCTAAGAATATTCCTCGAAACTCTATTTTAGCTAGAAGCATTCACGCCTCAGAGGGCACATCACAGGCTACTAGTAAAATTGAGTTAGTTTTACCATTTTTTTCTGCACACATATGTCCACCAGTAAAACCAGGTGAGGTTGTATGGGTATTTTTGTATGATTCAGACGAGCCATTAGGACAGAAGTCAATTGGATACTCTAACTTTAGAAGGATGCAGATGGGCCAGACATCTGTCAGAAATCTTTTGGACGAGAGTATAGAGTCAGCTTCTGGATTTAGGGTACCAAAAGTCGGTTACTGGATTGGAAGGGTATCATCATTCATGCAGTTTGAGGACACAAATTACACTGTGTTCTCCAGGGCATTCGGCCTGACATTGGACGATCAGGTGGGCGAGTATCCTGATGAGAGCGAGAAATATGAGCTGCCAAAGGGAGACTACTTTAGGACGGCTCCTGATGCATCTCCCAATCCAAATGTTCCATCACTATTCACTAATGGTGCAGGTGATGGACAACCAAGAATAATAGAACCAGTAGGCACTATAGAAGACATTTTTAAGAACGCCACGGCTAACGGTGTGTTTGAGTTTGAACCAGTCCCAAGATTCACAAAGAGACCAGGCGACCTTGTACTGCAGGGTTCAAATAATACCCTAATCAGCTTGGGTGTTGATAGAACAGGTCCAATTGGTATCCTGAACGCTGAAGAGTCCGGCCTTCCATTTCCTATACTAAGCGGCTCTAAGGAGTCAAAGGTTAAGGAGGATTTTGTCCAGTTTGCCGGAACAATAGATATCGTCACCGGCCGCGGAAGAGGCTTCTTGGTCAACTCCGACGGCGACCCGGAATTGACTTCGGCGCGTATTATTAAAACAGACGCCATAGGCGGATCCGCCTATGGCGATGGTCCAGGAGTAGCTGAGAACGACAAGGATCCTGAGAAATCTGACAAGACACCTAACTTAAATGAGGGAAATCCTGATTTTGTGCTGGACTCGTCCCGAATGTATGTCTCAATGCGGACAAACGGAGACAAGAACTTTGCGCTACCACAACCTGTAGTAACTGATAATTCACCTACTGACTTTTATACCGAAGGGGAGGAAGGTGAGCTGGCACACATACCGGCAGACGATGAGGGCGCGGCATTTATCATTACAAAGTCAGACGAGATTCGAATTATTGCCAGGAAGAACGAAAAAGACAAGCCTGTTGACGGTGCTCCAGAGATTAACGGCAGCATTAAGATTGTCAAGGAGGGTGAAGTAGGTGAGGACCTGGCCATGATTATAATGCACCCAGACGGTACAGTCCAGATAGACGCTCCTAGGATTATCCTTGGAAGGAATGATGTTGGTACATTTGATGATGGGCCACCTGATCCTGGTGATGACAAGGCCACCGGTTATGTTAAGTTTAGCCAGTACAATGTCCAGATGACTGCACTTCATGACGAGGTCCATTCGCTTGCTGCAATTACCCAGGAGTTAATGGAAGATTTACTAACATACATGGGTATAATGGTAGGAGTTTTCGGTGGCGCAATGGCAGGACCATTTCCAGTCGTAGGACTCCAGGCAGGCGGCATGAAAGCCGCTCTCCAGATGTTGTCCGACGATCTTCCAGGTCATATTGCAAATGTTGTTCAAGTCGGGACACGTGTTGGGGGCAGCGCATCATCCAGCGCTGGAAGTAATGAGAGCGATCTTCGAGGTAGCATTCCCGATGCACGTTCAGACACAATTTTTGGAGAGTAGAGTATGGCACTTGATAAGGACACTTTAAAGACAGAGCTGCTAAATGCTATGAAAAATCAGAACGATGGAAAGGAGGATCCGGACGGAAATATGAGCAGGTATGCCGAGGAAATTGCTGATGCGATTCACAAGTATGTTAGGACTGGCGAGGTCAATGTTCCGGACGAGGGAAACAAGCCTGTAAGATAATACTAACAATTAACTCACCAGGCGGATATTTAATCTCTGGTAATCTGGATTTACAATGCCCACTATAGATTTTAAAAGTGTTGGAGTTAAAACCGTCACATTCCTTTCTAGTTCTGTCGAGGTCAAGCCGACCCCGATAGGTATTGTTACACCACTGCGATTCGGAAATATTGAGGGTGGTATTTTTGAGATGTATACTTCTCTTAAAAAGACTCTTAATGATAACTTTAAAAATATGCTACTGACCAATCACGGTGAGCGGCTACCATTGTATGACTTTGGTGCTAATTTACTACCTTTGACTTTTGATGTTTCTGCTTTTGATAAGGATCAGTTCGATGCTGAGGCAGTCATTAGAGTAAAGACGACAGCGTCTAAGTACATGCCTTTTTTGGCATTAAAGACATTTGAGTCAAGGACAGATCACCACGATAATAAGAACATTGGAAAGATAATAATAAGGATCACCTATGACATTCCGCGACTGGCTGTCACGGATCAAGTCCAGGAGGTGACCCTCTTTGTAGGAGGTTAGTGTGTCTACGAACACAAAAAAGAAACTATTGCCGGTAAGAAATCGTTCATATCTCAACAGGGATTTTGATGGATTTCGAGCACAACTGCTTGAGTATGCTAAGACATTTTTTCCGGATAAAATAACAGATTTTTCTGAGGCCTCTGTGGGAGGCATGTTGTTGGATTTTGCCTCCTTTGTGGGAGATAACTTATCTTTCTACTTAGATCACCAGTTTTCAGAACTTAATCCAGCTACAGCTGTTGAGACTGACAATATAATAAGACTATTAAAGGGTGCTGGTATTAAGATGAAGGGCGCATCGCCAGCAGTTGTTTATGTTACGTTTAAGGTCGAGATCCCGGCTATAAAATCTGGGTCGAGATATATTCCAGATCCATCACTGCTTCCTCAAATTTTTAAAAAGACAGTGGTAACATCACAGTCAGGAATCAATTTTGAACTGACAGAGGATTTAGATTTTTCATCTACGAACAGGTCAGGTAATCTAAAGGCCTCCATCGAGGTAGCTACAACAACATCAGCAAAAGTTCCCGCTACATTCTTTTTATCAATGGCAGGTCTTTGCATATCTGGCACTCGCACGCAGCAGAAAGTTACTATACCTAACAATATTGTTCCTTTTAGGACAATTAATCTTTCTAAGCCAAATGTCACTGAAATAATATCAATTATCGATTCAGACCTCAATGAGTATTATGAGGTCGATTCACTCAGCCAAGACACAATATTTACCGCAATGACTAATAGGAATATTGATAATGATCTAGTAAAAGAAAATATGGAGATGCGTCCAGCACCATATAGATACATGACGCGAACTAATTTTAGAAGCAAAAAAACTAGTATTGTTTTTGGAAGCGGTGATGCCGACTCTTTGGACGATGATATTGTACCAGATCCTTCCGAGTTCGCAGTACCTCTGTATGGTAAAAGTAATTTTTCCAGGTTTTCCATTGATCCTAATAACCTGCTAAAAACAAAGACTCTTGGAATATCACCTAAGGCCACAACGCTGACAATAAACTACAGGTCCGGTGGCGGCCTTGCGCACAATGTGGCTGCCAATACAATTAGGACAGCTATTACTCTGCTTGTAAAATTTAACGGACCTGCCAGTACAAATGGCGCTCGATTTGTGAGAGCAAGCTTGCAGTTAAATAATAATGATGAAGCATCAGGCGGTGAGAATGCTCCGACAATTAATGAGCTTAAGGCACTAGTTCCGGCTACTAGAAATGCACAATCTAGGATTGTAACAACCCAGGATCTCCTAGCAAGGGTTTATACGATGCCTTCGAACTTCGGCCGAGTTTATCGTGCTAGCGTTAGGTCTAATCCTAACAATCCCCTGGCAACACAACTGTTTATTATAAGTCGAAATGCCAAGGGGCGACTAGTCGTCTCACCTGACGCATTAAAAATTAATCTAACAAATTACTTGCTCGAATTTCGTATGATATCAGACGCTATTGATATTTTAGATGCCCGTGTTATAAATCTTCAGGTCAGATATAGTGTGACAGCTGATGATAGGGCTGATAAGTCATCATTAAACCAGCAGATAATATCACAACTAAAAACTTACTTCAAGATAAGAAATTTTCAAATCGATCAGGTAATTCCACTTAATGACCTGCAAAATTTAATATTTAATACGCCAGGTGTCCTGTCTATTAAGAATTTAAAGGTGTACAATCTTACAGGCACATATAAGGGTCGTGAATATTCAGCTGTTGATTTTAGCGTAGCTGAAAATACTATTAGGGATATAGTATTGCCACCTATTGGAGGTCTGTTTGAAATGAGGTATCCGGATTTTGATATTATTGGGAGTATAGAGTAATGTACCGCAAATTGCAGGCACTTAGTGACACCTATATTACTAATAAGGTAATAAATAATAAATTTAGGGCAACAGATGCTAATGTCGGGCAGGCAGGTACCCTTGATTTATTTAAACTATATGAGGAGAGTACTCTTCCCGGCTCGTCAAGTAATGTCAGTGAACTGACTAGGGTTTTAATTAAGTTTGACCTTGATCCGCTTAGACAACTTACAGGAAGCATTTTAGATATTTCCGATCCCTCATTCTCATGCCAATTAAAACTTACAGATGTTATAGGCGGCCAAACTGTCCCATCTAATTTTAATTTAATTGTCTACCCACTTTCCAAATCTTTTGATGAGGGAGTCGGCCGTGATATAGTCACATTCACTGACCTAGACAAGGCTAATTTTATAACAGCATCATACACGAATAGTACTAATGTTACGTGGACGACACAGGGCGCCAATAGGGACGGTCTACTTGGAAGTAGTAACTTAGACATTATATCTAGCGGAAATTTAAATGATGGTGGTGGTATCGTTAATCTATTTAGAACACAGTCATTTTCTGAGGGAAGTTCCAACCTATTGGTTGACGTCACGACATTAGTTTCGGCTACCCTAGTTAATACAATTCCTGACCATGGTTTCAGGATATCTTACTCTGGTACACTAGAGACAGATAAGCAGACGCTGTTCGTTAAACGCTTTGCATCACGTCACAGTACACAGGTGGATAACAGGCCAAGCTTGATTGTTCGATATAATGACTCTGTCCAGGATGATACTAATAACTTTTTCTTTGACCTAACAGGCTCTGTATTTTTAAACAACTATCATCGCGGAAATCCAGCTAATATTGTAGAGGGTCTAGCGGCCACAGAGATAAGCGGAGACAATTGTATTAAACTGAAACTGCAGTCTGGTTCATTTTCAAAAACGATAACTGGATCACAGCACAAGATTGGAAACAACTTTATTACAGGGGTATACTCAACATCTTTTGCAGTGTCATCATATGATACCACTGCTGTATTAGGATCAGACACCATTAAGATGTTTGCAGAAAAAAGTGGCTCATTAACACTAGATACGGTCTGGACATCATTTGCCAATACGACAACGAACCCATATCTTTCATCATCGCTTGTTGTAAAAGTCAATCCAAGGACATCCTATAGCAATTCACCCAAGCGCTTAAATGCATCTATAACTAACTTGCGACACGCATACAAGTCAACCGAGAAGGTTAGGTTTAGGCTTTTTATAGCCGATATTGACAATGGTCCTAAATTCTCAAAACTTCCGATTATACGACCAAGCTTAATTTTGGATGAGGTATTCTATAGCATAATTAATAAGGGGACCGGCGACACTGTTATTCCATACGATGATGCCACAGGCTCAGGTCTATCTGCGACAAAATTATCGACAGATTCTGAGGGTATGTATTTTGACCTATATATGTCCGACCTATCTCTTGGTAAGATTTATAAAATAGAATTAAAGATAAATGATGATGGTATGGAACAGGTGATCCAAGATACAGGTGCATTTTTTAGAGTCGATAGCTAATGAGTAAAAAAATAGTTACAAAGCCTGGCCCTTTCTATTCCGATAATATACGAAATATTATTGAACAGGGCGGAAGTGTCACCAGCAAAAACTATAATGATCTGGCATCGATGGGTAATATTGCATCGACATCGTCATTTAGATATGACCAACCAGGCACGGGTATAAAATCATCCCAGCAGCTGAACATAGACTACACTAAATTTGAGAACTTTACGTTCTTCTCATCAGCTCAGGTAAATGTCAACGTTGCATTCGATAGGATAATTAATGAGTTTCCATTCGATGGAGATAATAATGAGCAGAATATATTCCTGGACAGTCTGACAGGTTTTGAGAATTATATTCTAGGAAGGTTTCCAAAAAACAAGGGATTTTTACACTTTTCAGGAACAGACGGCGCATCCCCGTCAACTGACGGCACTTATATACAGGTAGTTGACTCGGCCGGTAGTTTATTTCCTGATCTTGCGAAGAATAAGACAGGTGAAAGTGTTTTAAATCCAGGTCTTAGGTCGTTTTCAACTGAGATGCAATTGTTTGTGCCTGAAATTGCTAATAGTAATCAGGTCGTATTTCAAAAACTAAATTCAGGATCGAATTCCACAGGTTTTTCACTTTTCCTATCAGAGTCAGTCTCAACAGCTACAGCAAATTTATTTTTTGGTGTTACATCAGGCTCCCAGAAAATGTCATCCAGTGTTTCTATTGAAAAGGGTAAGTTTAATCATCTCTGTACGGTTTTAAATCGCGGTACTAGCGATAATTTAGAAATTTATCTTAATTCTGTATTGGTGGCATCGTCAAGTACTAGTTGTAATTTAGACAATTTTAATATGGGTGCTAGTCAGTTCTTAATAGGTTCAGGAACTACACATAATATAGTTAATGGCGGTGCCAATTTTATACCTGTTCAGACACTTTCTGGTGCCATAGATGAGTTTAGGTTCTTTCATAGTGCTAGGGGAATTAACGCTCAGCGAGAATTTGGACTTAGAAATATATCACCAACTAGTGATCTAAAATTATATTTCAAGTTTAATGAGCCGACCGGATCATATACATCTAATAATATTGTCCTAGACAGTTCAGGTAATTCACTTCACACCGCTATTACAAATTTTGAGACATCATTACGACTGCCTTTGGCGCTTGATAATCCCATGACAGCCGAGCGACTATCCAAAAATCCCGTATTATTTCCTACTAATGCCGAGGTTATAGCCTTAAACACGCTTCTTCTGACCAGCGCCAGCATATATGATGATCGTAATCCCAACTTAATAACGCGATTGATACCATCCCACTATTTCTTGGAGGGTCAGGCCTTCGACGGATTTCAGACAGAGTCAGGTCCAATAGTAGAAGACTTTACCGGCACATCCATTCCAGGATCCGGCAAACTTGGAACAGCACAATTAATATCCAGTTTCTTGTACACATGGGCTAAGTTCTTTGATGATATGAAGATGACGGCAGACTCATTTGCCACATTGATGCACATCGATTACGACAAGAATGATAATGTACCAGATCAGTTTCTACAGTTCCTTGCGAATCACTACGGAATATCACTGCCTGCAATCTTTAAGAACTCTTCAGCTGGACAGTTTTTTGACGGCAATGATCTGACAGACTCATTTGGCGCCCAGGCCAACGGTCTCCAATATATCCAGAATGAGATCTGGCGCCGAATCCTCCTTAATATCAACGACATAATAAGGTCGAAGGGCACGCTGCACTCTGTCAAGGCACTAATCAGGTCGATGGGAATCTCTCCAGACAATAACTTCCGTATCAGGGAGTTCGGCGGACCGACAAAGGCCTCGCTGAAAGTATCCAGACAGTTTAAGAGCGAGGTCTCGACCATGCTGGACTTCTCCGGCTCCATGGCAAGTGTTACACCTGTCCTGAGCTACCAGGGGATTCCAAGTAACAAGCCCTTCGTGATGAGTGCATTTTTATCAGGCAGTCGCACTGAGGTGGGCTGGCCATATATAAGCGGAGACTTCCAGGAGAAGAATGGGTAT